AGCATAAAGCCACACAGGTTAAGCCGTGATTTTAGAAATGGGTAAGCGGTTGTGGGAACAATCAAATCGTCCCCAAAGACCGCCGATTTCCTCGCTGATTTTGTTCTTCTTATGGCGCATCGTACAAGCGCGCCAAAGATCAGCGACTCCAAAGCAAAAGTGAACCCGTTCCCCATCGAAGATATTTTTTCGTAGTGGATGGTCGAAATGATTTCCCCCTCTTGCGAGAGGATGACGCCTTGCGGCGACCTCAAATCAACCAACAGGTCCATCCAAGCCGGAGGCAGCAGTAGGTAACATAACATCATTGCCACTGTCTCAGAAGCGCCTTTGAGATCTAAAGTCACCATTTCATCGGTAACTGAAGCCTCGTAAGCTAAATCCTGATTTGCCTCTTGAGATGTTAAATCATAACCCCAATCGCGCCGGAGGGCGCTCTTGAAAACATGATCAACACCTAGCTGAAGATAAACATTCAGCATTGGCTCAATTGCTATAGTACGGTCAATTTCGGCCGTCTTGGGTACTGTAGTGACACGATTACCATCGACTACATCAAAGACACGAGACCAAAAAAGGTCCATGTCGATGGGGCTACCGATCGGCACGTCAGTTAAACGACGGAACCAATCATCAAGCGCTCCAATCCATCGCGGATCGGAGGAGATGGCATATCGCGCAAGTTCCAGAGTACCTGGGGTAACGGTATACGGGAGTTCAGACCACTTATAAAAGCTGGTTACCTTACCCTCGTCGTACTGGTCACCTAGGGAAACACCTGGACCATGCTTAGCATGTCCAATAATACTCTCAATGGGAGGAAGCCTACCTATCAACTTTTCAATGTCCTGACGTATTTCATCAAGAATACCGTAGTACTCAGGATGTTTTTTATCAAGCCCTACGAGTGCCTTATAATTCTCTGTATTAAAGAGACGGCAATGTTCCTCAAGCTCGTGAAACTTCTCAAAAGCAGGAGACCTCGTATCTTCCCCTTTAAAAGGGAACTTCTTAAGGTAAGCACCTAGCTGGTAAAACCGATAAAAGTCAAAAGCATCTGACTTCGCCGGCCTACCAATTTTGTCAATCATACGTCGTGGACTGACATCAGCAAGAAGGGATAATAAAAGCTTCACGTCTCGGTTGCGTATAGCACCCATAAACGGTTTAGCATTCCCGCCATTAATGCCTAGGTCTCTACATAGGGATCCGAAAATCTTCCAAGGAAGATCGTCGGCTACCTTCAACTTTACATTGAAGGGTTGTTTTACTTTTTTGATACCTTTCATACCAAAACCTCTCTGGGATGTTTTTAATTAAGTCTCCGGAGTTACCGGTTTGTCCATTTTCCGTTTTCTCGGTCTCTTACGAGTGAATCCGATTAACCCATAGTCCCGAAGGACTGACAAGGCTAAAAACAAAAAGGAGCCAAGACGTTTTAAAACTAGCATCATGCCTGCAGTTGTTCTGTAAGCGCAATAGCTATTTGATGATCCAGAAAGGCAATTGCCCGCTGACGCATATCCATCGCGTTCGCAGCTGAGATTCCAACTGGAAACGATGTGCTTACATCAATCAACGTTGCGGCGACAAGCGAAGTCGACAGGTCAACTCCAGGAACTACATAGTCCTGAGTGAACTTAAACTCCGCCTTGCCTACACCATTGAAATTGCCGGATTTTTTCGGTTTCGTACGGTAGGTGGACAACGTGTTCCGTAAGGATAGCGTATGACCCGGTCCCGTATATACTGCCCGATTGAGGTACTCTTCATCTCGGGTATAAACCTTATCGACGAGAGTCCCATTTCCTGCCACATCGACAGGGAGAGTTATTGTGTTATCTAACATAGTAATTACCTCCTCGTTTCGCTTCACAGCTAGACGATTATGATCTCTTTGCAGATGACGTCAGAAGGCCGTTATACAGGCCTCTGCCTATCGTCGCTAGATCGAGTAGTTTAGCCGTGTCAAGTCTGATACGGCAGTGAGGCAGAATGGAGCGATCCGGATTGGGAATCCGACGCTTAAGTACCCATTGTACCGTAGTTTCTCCTGGATGGATTGGATCCCAGCCAGAGACAGAAAACATCCCATGGTAGGCATTTACTCCAGAAGCACCATATAACCATTTTTTAGTGATCACATGTTGTTCAGTTATCCAGGACCCGAGGGTGAGTATCCCTGAGGTGACATTCCAAGAGCTGATAACATCACCGATTGTGAAGAACCAATCGATAATAAACGAAAAAGGAGTTAACTCCCAGAACGTCTCAAACCCTTGATTAAGTCCCCATACAGACGCTAATTTATTGATCTCGGCTTCAAGCCGATACAACACGCCAGCCCGATAATTGGACTTGCGAGCGTACTGTAGTTCAACTGGCATACTAAGATATGGAGATACATCCCACGTCACAGTATTCTTCGAGTCTTCTTCAACTAAGTTGTAACCCCGTGCCGTAAACCGCTGGACTGTATCAAGAGCAGCTTTAAGAGCTGCCACAGCCTGCGTCATTTCGAACACTAAGGGTCGAACCGCATATCGGAACTCTAACCAGAAATTCGAAACGTTGTCTGTTGCTGCCGTTAGTTTCTGTTTGTTAGACAGTCTTTTCAGCTGTTTGACTAGCTGTCGGCGGAGTTGTTTCTTTGAAAACATACGTATCAGATGTGCCATACGCATATATAAAG